AATATTACCACTGCTATCTACGCCATCAATAGCTGCCCATCGAGGATCGCCATTAACACTGGCATCTGGATCAGCCGCATCAACGTCTTGTGTAGACATGATGAGGATAACATGATCTTCAGTGGTATTTCTAAATGAAAGAGGGGCTACTACATCACTTGCCAACGAATACGTACGAGTGCCGTTTGTTGTATTAAAAGTAGAGGACTTAAATAACCAGTTCCATTTTTCACGCGAGGCTATGTCCTGAGTGACCAGATTTAAATAGTCACGCGCACTATCTTTAAATGTCGAACTACCTGTATTCAGACCAACCCTTCTCAGGGCAATCTGAAGAATCTGCAAATTTGTCATCCGCTAACTCTATATCAGGTTAGCCCAGGAACCGCCTTCGTAGCCTTGAAACTTATTGTCCGTAGAGTTGTAGATAAGCATTCCGTTAACAGCGGTGAGTGCGTTGCGTTCCGTTGTCGTAAGACTTGGAAGGGTAAACGACTCAGCCGCTTTAACGGTATCTGCTTCTACTGCTCCAATCAACGCAGAATCTCCAAAAAATGAAGCTGCATTGACCTGTCCAAAAATTTCTGACATCTACTGATGTGCCGTAGCCGCCAACTGATCGAGATCGTATTCTGACAGGTTATCGCCATTATTGTCCAACCAACGATCTTGCCAGATACGAACAGCTTCCTCACCACGATCTGCAATACGTGATGGAGGCTCAGGCACAAAGCCAGGTTCGTGAGTGACCTCACCAACAGCGCGAACATGATTCCGCACTTGGCTGTTGGTAATTGGTGATTTGCGCTGACGAGTGTGCGTTTTGTCCAAGTCTAACGCCTTACGAATAGCATTTTTAGTCTCATCGCTTCCCTTGAGTATAAGGTCAGCAATTTGATCTGGCGTAACACTGGCTGTTGGTTCTTCAACAGGTGTAGTGGACGTTACTTCTGCGATCTCATCAGGCAGGGTATGCTCTTGCTGTTTTGCTGTAGGCATACGTTTTGCCATTGTTTTCTACTTTCTTTTAAAGACGTGCAGCAGTAGTTTTACCCACTGCCACACGAAATAGTTTATCAATCTAATTGTAACATTACCCCACCGTAACCAGTGGCAGTTGTTGCATACAATGCAAATCCAACAATAGGATGCATATTAGCAGCAGCGTCATCGAATATTTCCGTTGCTCCTTCGGTGGCATCGCCTAGCATTAATGCCTCTCCAATGTCAGCACCGCCAACATTTAACACGGTTGATACACCGCGAGTCTGAACCCAACCATAATAATTTACGGTAAACGCTATTGGCGTAACACCAGCAACTATGTAATCGGCAGTTCCTACAGCAGCGCGAACTTGGCTGTAAGGATTACCAGTAACAGCCACATCAGTAGCAGTAGTTACAGCCACTTGCAAGCCGTCATACAAAGTAAATGTTATTGCATTGCTACTTGCTGCCGTATTGCTTTTGATACGATACGTGTATCCTTCGCCTGCATCATCTTCAATATGAAGATAGCCACCAGCATATTGATCTAACGTAGCTGATCCAACGGTACCCGAATCAGTATACGTTACCTCAGTAGCACCAGCGGATGCTGCGGTGAGCTTGCCGTCTGATGGAACTATAGCCGTTGCGCTTATATCCTGAGAAACCAAAAGACCTGCGCCCGTTGCAGCCGCAAAACTTGCATACCGAAAAATACGACCATCGGATAACTCTAACTTTTCACCAAGTCTGTGCTTGGGCGTAGACGATTCATCAAAGATGCCTTGACCGCCATCTCCTCCGATTCGATCCAACCCGTAGTTGGCGTTTTTTATTGTACTCATTTACTATTCTCCTTTGTCCTTTTCTTCGGACTCAAAAGACGCATTGGCTTGCGTCTTGGAATTAATTATTACCTGATGCCAGTAATAACACCCTGACGACGACGATTGTTTGTAACTACTTGCAGCCCAACGGTTATGAAGGCCACCTTCGCAAGCTGATTTGAATTTTCGCGGAATGGAGTTTTGCTAAAATTCATACCCGACTGCATGTGCATCTTCAAGTAGTTGGTATTAAAGAAATACATACGACCCGATCCGCAATCACGGTCATACTGCACCGGAATACCACGGAACGATGGCAAACGACCATCTACGCCTGGTGAATCGTTACCTGTAAGACGCTGATAGCCAGTGCCTTCAAATATCTCTTCAAACGAAGCATAAATAGAGTTTGTCGTAAATATGTTTGTAGGCTGTTCATTGCCTTCGGAAGTTGAGTTCCAAAGGTTAGCCATACGAATCATACCTTCATAGAAGTTTGTTCCGGTAATCGTCTTAAATGACGTATCGCCAGAAGCATCTTCCGCTTTGTTTTTCCACCACGTATTACCAGACACCGTGATACCACCCAACGTAGTTGGAGTAGTTCCTGGCGCATCGGCAATGATGTCTTGGAATCCTAACGGAGCTTTACCTGTCTGAGCAGAGTAG